GAGTGCTTGTAATAGCATTAGCTGTAGATTTAATTACAGGTTATGTTGGAAATCCATTAGTGATAAACGAGTTTATATTTGATGGATTTATGGTTATCATATTAGGTGCATTTGGTATTGCCTCAGTAGATAAATGGATGAATAAAAAAAATAATAATACCCCAAATGAGTAACATATCTAAACACATTACATTAAAAGAAGCCACCTATTCAGCAACAGGTGAAGCCAAAGGTATTGACAATAGCCCAACTCCTGAGCACTTAGAAAACATGAAGTTGTTAGCTGAAAAAGTGTTTGAGCCACTAAGAGAATGGTATGGCAAACCCATAAAGATTAACTCTTTTTATAGAAGTAAAGCATTAAACTTAGCAATTCCGGGAAGTAGTTTAACAAGCCAACATTCTTTTGGTCAGGCTATGGATATTGATACCACCTCTGACAACAAGAAGTTGTTTGATTATATCAAGGCTAATTTGACTTGGGATCAGTTAATTTGGGAATTTGGAACTGCTGAAAACCCTGATTGGGTACATGTTAGTTACAAAGCAACAGGTAATAGGAAGCAAATACTTAAAGCTAAAAAGGTAAATGGTAAAAGTGTTTACGAACCATTCTAATGCCTGGCATTGAAAACAACAAATTAGACGGTACTATAATAGAAAACGAAACAATCAAATCTAGTTATGTATTAGATTTTGAAAAAGTAGATTTTACTTTAGTATCTGTAAATATTCTAATAAATCTATTACTATTAGCAGTAATAGTTTATTTTTGTATAAAATTGTATAATCAGAAGAAAAATGGGCTTTAATTTAATTCTTATTATTATTTGCTGGTATTTAGCCGGTATTTGTAATGGTTTTATGGATGCTATTAAATATCATGATGCTTATAAACATTGGGGTCCTTTTTGGTCTAAAGGTTCTTGGAAAAGATTATATGATGGAGATATTAACTGGTTTGAAAAGATATTTGATGCTGCTTTTGATGCTTGGCATTTATTTAAATACATTATGATGTGTTTATTTATATTATCTTTGGGATTAGCTTTTGCAACAAATTTACATATGTTTCAAAATATTCTAATTTGTTCTATAACCGTTTTATCGTTTATTATTGGATTTAAAACAACATATAAATAATTGATTATGAGATACTTACTTATTATACTAATTCTATCTTCTTGTTCTGCTCAATGGCATCTTAAAACTGCTATTAAAAAAGATCATAATATACTTAACAACCAAAAGTATAAAACAACTGTAATTGTTACTGATACTATTCATGATACCATTATGATTCCAGAGCATAACTTTGAGTTTACAATGGACTCTATTCAACAAGCTTATGCTAAACAAAACGATAGTTTAGTTATGGTTTACAATGATAGTCTTGTGTCCATATATATGGACTATGATCAATTATCAAAGAATTTTAAACTTAAAGGAAAAGTAAAAGAAAAACTTGTACCTTACGAAGTTATAGTTCATGATACAGTTCCTGTTGAAGTTCCTTGTCCTAATCCTATCTATAGTTTAAGCAAACTAGAAGAGTTTCAGATATGGTTGGGTAGGATTTTAGGTTTATTATTAGTAATTTTGTTAATTATATATGGCATCAGCAAAAGAAATAATTTATAACTGGAGAAACTTGATGGAAGCAGGACGTATCAGTGATGATAGTCTTCCTTCTTATTCTCAGTTGTATTTTATACTTAATTATAAAAGAGCCCAATACTTACGTCAAGACCAAACTAAAAACTGGTTTAATATGGATACCATATACCAGGATCTAGGTTGTCTTGAAATGGAAGAAGTAGACTCAGCTGAATGTTGTCATTTTGAAACAGGTTGTACTGTATTTAGAACTGTTACAGAAATACCTCCTGTATTACGTTGGAAGTTAGCTTACGGTTTAAAAATATCAGCTATTAACAAAACCAAAAGGTTTGAAATTATACTTCCTGAAAGATTTGATTTTGTAGGTCATACAAGATACCCAAGACTTACAGAACCAGTTTACTATTTAAATAACAGATTATATACAAAAGACGTTGCTGCATTAAATGTTAGAGCTGCCTTGGTTGATCCAAGAGATGCTAAAGCTTTTAAATGTGAAAATGGTGTATGCTATACAGATGATATGGAATATCCTCTACCACAGGACATTTTAGATTTGATTACCAGAGATGTGATGGGAACAGAATTGAAATATATGCTATCATTAATTCCTGATGAAGAAAACAACGCAGCAGACGATAACCCTTAAAGGGTTATATAACGAATATAAAGATAAGTTACCCTTAAAAGCCTCATTTTCAATATACAAAGATATTTGGAAAACTTTAAATGAAGCTATAGTTGATTCTGTAATTGAGGGTAATACTGAAAAACTAAGTCATAGTTTAGGTTACATTACAGTTATGAGGTTTAAAGCTAAACCTAGATTAGGACCAAATAACCAACCTCTTTACAATGTAAATTGGGGTAAAACTAAACAATTAAGAAAAGAAGGTAAATTAGATTCTGATAAGTTCTTTTATTCAATCCGTGAATATAAATGTAAATTTATCCATAGAAAAGGTATTCGTAAATTAAAAGGATTTAAAGCTTATACTTTTAAACCATCTAGAACTAACGGTACAACTTCAAAATCAGGGGCTATTAATAAACTCTGTGATTATCTCTTGGAAAACAGCATAAATTATTTACGTTTTCCCTTGAAAAAATAATATCTTTGCTATATGAATTACACTACTGTCTCAGCTAAACAAGTTGTTGAACGTGTATTCAGTCTATTAGGAAATACAATATCTCAAGATTCAGATAGGTTTCTTGGTAATGTTATTGAATGGATTGGGTACGGTTTAGAACAAATAGGATGTCTTCCTGCAATGGAAAGAATATCTCAGAACTTTCAGGTTAGTAATGGTAAAGTAGAAATTCCTTGTAATCTATATCTTATAGAATCAGTAGCTCATGATAGTAAATGGTTACCTTATGGGTCTCAAGCATTTAACTATGATTTGCATTGTACAGATTGTATTAATGAAGGTATAGGTAAAGATCTACCTTATTCATATATTGTAAATCCTAACTGGTTACAAACTAATGTACCAGATGAAGAATATATCTGTATTACTTATGTTAAGTATGTAACTGATAATGAAGGCTTTCCTCAGATTCCTAACAAGGAAACTGTAAAAGAAGCTTTATTTTGGTTATGTTTAAGAAACCTAATGTTAGGTGGATTTGAGCATCCTAACAGAGAATTGGGTTATTCAAAAGCCGAAGCTAACTGGTTAAAATATTGTGGTCAGGCTGAAACTGATTTAGCATTTATGGATAAACCTAAACTGATAGCATTTAAGAATAGCTGGGTAAGGTTAATTCCTGAGATTAATGCTGAACAAAACTTCTTTGCTACATTGAATCAACCTGAAATTTTACAACAAAAGTTTCGTAACCATCGTCTATGATACCTATTAAAATGTGGAATGACGGGAATGAGTTAAACAAACCACAAAACTCTTCTCAGTTCAATAAAAATACAGTATTCAGTAAGGAGACCAGCTCAATTCATAATGAGTATGGTTTCCGTATTATATATGAATACAATGTTTTGACTCAATCTGATTTAGAACCGATTGGGTTTATTCCACTTATTGCTAATAAGGTAGCTGTATTTTCTGTTGTAAATAATAATTCTGATTATACTTCTGAAATAGGTATTATAGATAATGATATTTATAAACCTATTCTTAGAGATAATACTTCAATTAATATTAGTTTTGGTTTTAGTGTAGAAGATTTAATTCAAGGTAGCTTTAAAGTAGGATTAAACGGAGACTTAATTGTATATTGGGTAGATGGTAAAAATACCGACAAATGGTTAAATCTAACTAGACCTCAAGTAACTATTGATAATCAATTAAGATTAGCTGTTGCTAATGAGATTCAACAAATGATTGGTTACAGAATCAATAGTGAAATTAATATTGATTTAGTTGATGTAGAAACAGGAGGTAGTTTAGAAACAGGTGTTTATTTTATAGTACCTGTATATATAGCAGACAACAATGAAACACATTCTTTATCAATTTCAAATCCCATTCAAATATCAGCAGCTGATAATTGGGGTGCTCCAGCAGGAACTATTTCTAATAAATCTATCCAGCTTACTATTCCTGCTGCTAATCTAGATACATCTTTTCAATCTGTAAAGATATATGTAATAGCTAAAATTAATCAATCATTAAAAGCATATGAATATGCTACTTATGCTAATACAGGAAGTAATATTGATATAGCTATTCCTTCTTTAGTTAGTTCAGAAGAGGTAACAGTAGATTCTATTATAATTAATACAGCTTTATATAAATCAGCATTAACTATTGTATCTTTAGATGATGTTCTTTATAAAGGTCATCTTAGAGCATTTGATCAATTAAACCTACAACCTTATGTAAATAACATAGGTATTCAATGGGTATCTAAAGAATTAGATGTAACTAATGGTTTAACTGGTGGTTATAAAGATGCTGTAAATACTTTTTACAATAAATCTTTTATGTGGGATGAAGTATATGGTTTTGCCATATCTTTTCTTATAGAAGATAGTAATGTTAAATATGAAACTAGAGCTTATCATATACCTGGTAGACAAAGTAAATCTATTACATTAGGTATTTGGACAGGTAGTGAAACTGATCCTGTAAATTTAATAAGTGATCTTAGTTATTATAACGGAGGTGGTTCAACAGATATAACTCCTGGAGGTCAAATATATAATGTTAATACAGGAGCTAAAGTTTATCAAGCAGTTGATACTGCTGATGATAGCACTGTTACAGATAATATGGGTTATTGGGAAAACCAAAATGAAAAGTATCCTGATAATGAAAACTGGGATGTTAAAAATGAAACCGGTACTGTTATAGATACTTTTAGAAATGATAATGTAAGACACCATAAATTTCCTGATCCTTTTCAGCATGATATAAAAATGCACAAGAATTATACTGGTGGTGATTATGGTGAAGTAAATATTTTAGGAGTAAAGTTACATAATATAGTAATACCTGATGAATTAGCTGATAAAGTTATAGGTTATAAATTATACTATGTAAAAAGAGATATAAATAACAGGACTATATTAGGTCAAGGTATGTTAGCACCTGCTCATGGATTTCATGATCAAGGAAGTTCTACAGCTACCTTATCTACTTTATATAATTCTTTTGGTTGTGGAAATGCTCAAGATTTGTATAAAGAAAGTGCTCAATACGATTTTGCTATTCATGCAATGGGTTTAACAAATATGTTGTATGAAATACCTGATGATCATCCTGGTAATGTTTATAATCAAGGTATAAACTTTCCTTATTCAGGTTCTCCAAATACTCCTAATTATGAATATGCTAATACTGCAAAAACACTTTTTACTCTTACATCTGGTTATGCTGTAATTAGACCATTTGATTTAATGAGTCAAAATGTGTCTGTAAATAGTGCTGCTTATATTAAAAACTTATTTAGAATTAAAAGTAGATATGATTTGTCTTATGCAGAAGGTAGCTCTTATGTTGTAGGTACACCTCAAAATTTTAGTTATGGTTTTACATTTGTACCAGATATAAATTTCTACGGTATAGATAGGATAAATGAATCACAGATAATAAATCCTACTTATAATTTAATTAGAAAACTAGATGTTAAAAATTATATTGAAAATAATCAATCAGCAGCTGGTTTAGGTTTTTCAGGTAATATATTAACTAAAAACTTTACTAAAGGTATATTAACTCAGTTTACAAATAAACTACTTAACTATAATATACCTTCTGCTAGAAACGGTAATACTCAAGGACAAGATTTATTTATAGTTAATTTAGAAAATCCACCTGCTAATGGAGCTGTATACGGTACAGGTTATGCTTCTCCATATTTATCTAATATATGTGCTTACAAAGAAGATTTATTTGTAGGATTTGAAAATCAAATATTAGGTTATACAGGACAATCTTATGGAGCAGCTAAAATATTAGGAGGAATACAATTTGGATCAGATATAATTTCTAATGTAAGTTCTATTAAAGGAGTAAAACCAGGTATGCAAGTATTTGGTGTAGGTATTCCTTCTGGAACTATTGTTAGTATTGTAAATCCTACATCTATTCAGATAAGTAATCCTGCTACTGCAACTACAACAGTATATTTTACTCTTTACGATCAGGAAGATACTTTTGGTGGAGATACATTTACTGGTTGGTATGGTGAAAGAACTATTTGTGATTTTTCAGCTATAGCAGAAAATGCAGGTAAAAATAGAACTTTAGCTATTCTTAGAGGATTAAATTACTACATCTGTCAATCTACTTCTAATACTCAGCTAAGACATACAGGACCAAATGCCAATGAAACATTTTTTCCGTATACTACGGCAAATAATATGTTAGCTCAAGCTCCTGATAATAATAACTATTACGGATATAACATAGATTATTCTTCAATTAATGATATTAAACAACCTTTAATAGGTACGTTTGATATTAATACTTATGAAATATTATTTACAAATAGAATTATACGTTCAGCTAAAAACAATCCTGAACTAGATTCTGATAACTACTTAATCTATCAAGCAGGTAATGTTATAGATGTAGGTATGGAATTAGGTAAAATTGAAAACCTTGATAACTATGTAAATAGGTTAATTATTCAACTTGAAAACGGTATTATGTATACTGTTGGAAGGGAACAATTAGACGTAGGAAATGCTGAAGCTTATATTGGTGCAGGTGATATTTTCCTTGCTAAACCTAAATCTGTAGTATCAGGACAATATGGTGGAACTATTGGAAGATTCAATACAACAGTTACTCCTTATGGATTATTATATGCTGACCCTAACTTAGGTAATGTTTATGCTTTTACCGGGGAAGAATTACATGAAATAAGTAAAGAAGGTTTTGAAAGATTCTTTAAAGATCATCTTCCTTTTAAATTACCTAAACAACTTAATAATCTTAACTACAATTTTGTACCTGAATGGGATAGTATCACAACTTACAACCAATATGATATTGTTAAATATAACGGTAATTTGTGGAGAGCAAAACAAACTAGTGTAGGTGTTAATCCTGTAGAAGGAACTGACTGGACCAATGAACCGTTACCAGAATATGATATTAGAAGTACTGTTTATAAACAAGGATTAGGTATAGTAGCAGGATATGATCCTAAATTTTTAAGATATATTCTTAGAAAAAAAGATTATAGTTATATTGATACTAATGCTTTTTATCAAGGTATATTTGGTACTAATCTTATTGATAATTATGTAGATGGTGTTACTTTAATTACTTACAATAATACTTTAGGTATATATTATAATGTAGGTGAAGGTACTCCTCCGGAAAACGGAATACAAATAGGCACTACAGGATATTGGTATGTTCCTATTGATTTAGATGATTATCCTGAAGATTTTAAATCTGAATCATTTACAATTAGCTATTATCCAGAAGTTAAAGGTTGGGTTAGTTGGCATGATTATGAACCTAAATTATTTACTACTCAGGAACAAGCATTGTATTCATCTAATGGTGATATTTATAAACATAACATAATTGAATCTCCATTCTTTTATGATACAGATCCTATTAGTTTTGAAACAGAACCATTGTTTACTATCAATGAAAAAACAAGATTAGCTTCTGTTCAAACAACAGTAGATGATAAAAACTTTGCAAAAATATCTGCTGGTCAAGTAGTTCCTGCTTCTGTACCTATTTACGATGAAACTTTTGATTCTTACTTTGTTTATGACTCATACCAAATTTCTAAAGCTTCTACAAATCTTGTACCCCTTTCTAATACCCGTAATGCTGAAGGTATTTGGAACTTTAATGATTTTAGAGATTATACAGCTAATCAAGATGATCAATTATTAACTTACAGCAGTGTATGGGAATATGATTTGAATACTCTAAATATAGATAACAACAAACATTGGTCTAAACTTAAAAAGTTTACTGATTATTGGTATGCAACAAGATTGAAAAAACAAATTGATAATTTTGAAGTACTTACAGTTAATGTTCAGTTACTAAGTGTAGCAGGTAACGTAGGTGTAATTAATCAAATTGGTCTTTCAAGAAACTATGTATATAAAATGAATAATTCTTACTTTGTAGTAAAATCAATAAGTAACTTAACGGTTAGTTCAGAGATAGTATTTTTAAATACTCCTCCAACTTTAGGATTTTATACAGTAAATGTATTTATTCCAAAAAGATTTGCATTAATGAAAACATCTCCAACAATATTTAAAAATTATAGATAATGGCACTAGCAGATAGAATTAAAAAATCAGAACCAAAAGCAAAAGCTAATCCTGCTGAATTTTTTGGTAAAATGTTTCAACTAAGAGACATCCTTCACACAAGACATCTTCACCCAACATCTCCTGGACAACTAGGATCTGGATGGGAACATAAAGTTTTAAACGACTTGTATGATGACATTCTTGATTTAACCGACTCAATTATAGAAGGTTATCAAGGTAAACACGGTTTACTTAAAATTCAAATACCGGCTTCAGAGTACAATAACATTGTGGCTTATTTAGAAGATTTCGTTAAATTTGTAGAGAATAGCTATAGTATGTTTCCTGAAACTTGGATTCAAAATGAATTGGACAATGTTCAAAGGGAAATATATTCTGCTTTATATAAGCTCAAGTATCTTAAATGAAAAGAAAGTTATCTAAATATCCTAAAGGTGGTAAAACAGCAGGTAAAAAATCTTTACCTAAAGCTGTATCTAAACGTAAATTTCCTGGAGATTTAGATCCAAGTTTACCTTCTGATAATACAAAATCAAATGTAAATCTTCCTTCTAATTATTCTAACGATAGACCATCTTTTAAAGATAATTTAGAATCAACATTAGCAGCAGCTTCTTTAGTAACTCCTTTTCCAATAAATTATGGTTTTGGATTAGCTGGATCTGCAATTGATTTATATGATGCTTATAATGCACAAACACCTAGAGAAAGAAATAATCAATTAACGGAAGCAGCTTTAGGAGCTATTCCATATGGTAGAATGGTTAAAGGAGCAAAACTTGGAACTGATTATTATAAAGCATATAAATCTTTAAGAGGATTTAATACTTTAAATAAGGGTGTAGATGTAAAAGATGTTGTTGATCCTAACATGCAATATGCTAACGGTGGAACTACAGGTGAAGATTTTGCTTATGATAGATGGAGAAGAAGTTTACCTGAAAATTTACAAAGTGAATCCCCTAGTTATAATTTAAGAGGGTATTGGGAATCTTTAGGTAAACCTGAAAAATTTGAACCATTTAATTATGATTTATATGGTGGGGAATATGATGGACCTAATGGTGAATTTTTATATCATGGTTTTAGTAGAAATCCAGAAACAGGAGAAATATTAAAAGGTAAATTACATCCTACTTTAAACAAAGCATTAAATGATGTTGATGAAGAAGGAAATGTTTATTTACCTTATCTAAAAAATAATAAACTCTATACAAATAAAATAGAAAATATAAAAAAATATCCTAATGGTGGTGAATATAAAGAAATGTTTCCTAATATTCCCGGTGTTTATATTAAAGACTCTAGAAAAATAAGAGCTACTACAGGTAAAAAAATAAAACCTACAAGAGATTTAATATCAGGATATTATAGACAAGACGTTATAGATTCTTTAGCAAGAACAGCTATTGAAAAAGGCATTAATCCTTATAGAGCTATAGCTCAAGGATTAGCTGAAACAAACCTTGGGGCTACAGATGAAAATATAGGTCATACATTATACGGAAAAGGTGAAAGTCCTTATTCAGACATGATGGATGCTATTAAAGAAGGAGATGCTTTAGCAGCTAAAAGAGGTAAAACTAAAGAAGAAGATATAATACAAGGATATAACAGGTACGGTAAATTAACACCTAATACTGAAAAAGATTATCATAAGTTTAAATCTAAAGCTTTTTATGGAGTTCTAATTCCAAAAGAAGGTTTAGATATGGATAAAAATCCTTTATATGGTAAACATATATTGGATTTACAAAAAAATGTACTTGAAAAAAGTCCTGAAGTAAAAAATATAGTACAAAAGTATCAGTATCCAAGACCTAAACAATCTGAAACAGAACAAATAGTAGGTGAAAAATGGAAACCTACTTTGTATCCTGATGGTGGCTTAATAAATAATACTATGAAAAAAAGAACTTTAAGTAAAACCGTATATAAATACGGAGGAAAATTACCTCAACATGGTACAGGTGCTACTGTTGGTAGTGCTGTAGGTACTGGTGCAGGATTAGCTTTAAATTTAGTTGTTCCTGGATTAGGATTTGCTGCTGCTCCTGTAACAGGTGCTTTAGGTTCTATGGTAGGTGGTATGTTTGATGAAAATGGAGGTCCAAATGAACAAGAATTACAAAGACAACAAGAAACTGTTGATAGAATTAAATACGGACCTAAACAAGAAAATCCGTATGTTGATGTAACTCAAAAGAATTTTAACTTTCCTTATGGTGGTATTATAGACCAACATATGATGAATCCTAATGCTGAATTAGAACTTGAAGAAACTTTTCAAACTCCTGATGGAACTGTAGGTAGAGTAGATGGTCCATCACATGATAATGGTGGTATTGAAGTTAACCTTCCAGAAGGTACAAAAATATTTAGTGATAGATTAAAGTATAAAAATGGCAGAACATATGCTCAAATAACTAAACCTATTACTACTAAGATAGCTAAACTTGAAAAGAAATTACAAGATAACCCTCAAGACGTAGCTAGTGCTAATACTGTATATCTTTTAAATCAACAACTTGATCATTACTTTGATGATCAAGAAACCAATAAATCAATGAAAGAAATAAAACGTACTTTAAAAATGGCTAGTGGTGGTATGGTTAAACGTGCTGATGGTAGCTACTCTCGTAGAGGTCTATGGGATAACATTAGAGCTAACAAAGGTTCTGGAAAGAAACCTACTAAAGAAATGTTAGAACAAGAACGTAAAATTAAAGCTCAAGAAAAAGCTATGGGTGGTTATATGTATGCCGAAGGAGGTATAAATAATCCTGGTTTTAGAGCTTTACCTGAATATGTTCAGGAAAAGATTATTGCTAATATGGAAATGGGTGGATATATGTACCCTATTGGTGGTAAATTAATGAATGACCCTATGTTTGCTGAAGGTGGTAAATTACCTAAAGAAGTATTAATGCCAAGACTTCAAGCACATATGTCACCTGCTGAAGTAGATGAATACCTTGAAGAATATGGTAGTGGAGGTTATACTGTTAGAAAAACAAATGAACGTAAAGGTAAAACCCATGTTGTAATTGGACCAGATGGAACTAAGAAATATTTTGGTGATCCTAAAATGGGAGAAAAAAGTAAATCTAAATATGGTAAAGAAGCTTTTTATGCTCGTCATGCAAAGAATTTAAAAAACAATCCATATTTTAGAGCTTATGCTAGAGCTACTTGGGAAGAAGGTGGTGTATTAACAGATCTTAATACAACTTATATTCCTACAGAAGGAGAAGACTATATGGAATATGCTAAAGGTGGTATTCACATTAAACCTGAAAACAAAGGTAAATTTACTGCTTGGGCTAAATCTCATGGTATGGGTGTACAAGAAGCTGCTAGTCACGTAATGGCTAATAAAGAAGATTATTCTCCTACTATTGTTAAACGTGCAAACTTTGCAAAGAACGCTGCTGGTTGGAAACATTATCATGGTGGTTTAATTCATTATGTTAATGGTGGTCCAGCTTTAGGTAAAATAAATCCTAGAACCGGACAACCTTATAATAGAGATGAAGTATCAAGTTATTATAATTATTCAGACATGTTACCTGATCCTTTTGGTATGCAATATGGTGGATTAGATAATCAAGGTAAACAGCTTTTTGGAAATTATGAAGATGTAAGTCAAAAAAATCCTACATATAATAATTTAACAATAGATCCAATAAATCAAAAAAGTTTAAAACCAAATGTTAATACTAATTTTGGTCTTCAACCTGTAAACGGAAATTTAAATTATACTCCAGTGGCAGAAGATATTACAGTACCTTTTGTAATGGATAATCCTACTTTTGGTTTTAAAGATAGAACTGATTTATATAAGACTCAGCCTCCTTTAACAACAATGCAACCAAATAATGTTCCTTCTGTAACAGCTGGTCAACAATTAACTCCTGATCAAGAATTTAAATTAAGTACTAGTCCTGCTTCAACTAAAACTTCTACTACTCCTCCAACAGAAGGTTTCTTCTCAAAAAATATAGGAACTATTGGTCAAATAAGTGCAGGTTTAGGTAGTGCTGCATTAAGAGCTTATAATTTAAGTAAAGTAAAAGCCCCTGGAAAAATAAGAAGTTTAGACTTTTCAAGATCTATGTATAATCCTAATCTTGTTGATTACTCAGCTAACATTAATGAAGCTAATAGAACAGCATTATCTGCTATGGATCAAGCACAAAGAGGGTTTGGTTCTTCAGCTGCTGCTCAAGCATTTAAAAATAAAGCTAGATTAAATCAACTTGAACAAATTGGTAAAATATATCAAGCTCAGGAAAATGCTAATACTCAACTTCTTAACGAAGCAAGAACTAGAAATGCTGATTTAAGAATGAGAGAAATGGTTGCTAATCAAGATATTGATAGACAAAATCTTGAAAATCAATATAACTACGATGCTTGGAAAGCACAACAACAAAACGCTATTGTTCAAGATTTAATGGGTACTGCTGGTGATGTATTTGGTGGTGTTCAACAATTTAAGAATCAAACAGAAATGGCTAATATTTTAGCTAAAGCTAGAGAAGGTTCTGTAAATGTAGATACTCTTCCTGAAAATATACAACAAAGTTATTTTAATACTTTATCTGCTTCTGATAAAGCAGCCTTTAATCAAAGAAGAGTTAATAGAGGTTTATCTCCATTTGCTTATGGTGGCATGATTAAAGAATTTAAAAATGGTGGTATGTATAGAAGTTTAAGAAAAATGCCTACTGGAGGAACTATAGGTAATCAATATCGTCAATCCTTACAACAAGTTATTAATCAACCTACTATAGATAAAGCATCATTAATGGATGCTGAATATGCTGCTGCTTTAGAAGCTGGTAAAAATAAATATACTTCTTCTGTTACAGGACTAGATTATAAAGTTCTTCCTAAAAATGAAAAAAGATTGTATGCTGCTAATATGTGGAAAGAAATACATGGAACAGCTCCTACTAAAAAACAAGAAGAAGCTACAATAAAAGCTATTGAAGGTAAAACCACTAAATCTACAAAAGCTAATGAAGTAAAAAATGCATTAACTTCTGCCGATTATACTAGTGCTATTAATAAAGTTTGGACACCTGCTAATTTAACTCCTAAAGAACAAGCATATTATCAAATGCAAGAAAATTTAAGAAGAAATCAGGAAATAACACCTTTATTAGATAATCAAGGTAATATAAGATCTGAAGCAATTGAATCACAAGGAAGTATAATTGAAGATTTTATAACTCCAGAAGGTATAGCCAAAATAGCAGGAGCAGCTTTAGCTGGAGCTGGTATGGGTTGGATGAAGAAAAATTTAGGTAAAGCTGGTATTGATGTAGCTGAAGAAATAGCTAAAGGTAAACTTAGAAAACCAACCATATATCAAGAACTTGGTGAAGAAGGTTATAAAGAAGCTATTGAAAAAGCTGATAAAAATTACTATTTAAGACAGGGTAAAGCTAATCAAGCAAGAAAACAAAATTGGGAAAAAAATGTTAAATCTGAATTTTTAGAAGAATCAACTTCTCCAGAATTTCAAAAGAAATTAACTAAAAGATTATCTAAACAAGAAGATGAAATGCTTCAATATGAAATGCAAAATTATAAATTAAATAAAATGGAAATTCCTGGTTTTAAAGATTTAAAACTTAAAGAAATGGAAAAAGATTTAATTAAAGCTAAAAATGCAGGAAATGCTCAAGAATGGTTAAAAATTAAAAAAGAAATAGAAAAATACATTAAAACCATAAGAAAAAAGTAATTAAACTAATGTTAAAAGTAACCCTAGGATCAAATCTTAGGGTTTTCTTTTTATAAAAAATACCTATATTTGTAAAGTAAATTTGTAAATTATGCCTTTAAATTTTAACTTGGACTTTGCTGGTCCTAAAATTGACATTGTAACAAGAGAAGTACCTATTGCAGCTATTGAAAAAGTAGGAGATATTCTCCAAGACAGATACGACAAATCTTACGAACAATATAATATGTTCCAAGAATTAGCTAAACAAACGGAACAAATAGCTGATCCTTTACAAAAAGAAACGGTTAGAAATTATATTACATCTCTTGAACCTGAAATTAAATCTATATCAGAAAGAGGTGATTTCCATAATATGAGGCATCAAACAGCAGCTTTAGCTAGAAGTGCTGCTAATAATCTTAAACTATTTGAAAATCAAGCTCAACAAGCTGCTAAAATTAGAGAAGAGATTTCTAAAGCAGAAAAGATAAATGATCCTGTTAAAAAACAATATTATGAAAATCAATTAGCTCAACAAATTTCAAGTACAAAATTTGATCCTGAAAGAAAAGTTTTTCAGTTTCAACCACTTACTACACCTAAAATGGTTAGTGATTTTGATTTTACAAAACTTGCTTTTAGTGCTGCTGAAGGTTGGAAAGCAGATGCAGAAGGATATACAAGTGGTAATCTAAAAGTTGTTAATGCACCTGTTTATGATAAAAATGGTAATTTAGTTAAAGCTCCTGGTGTTTATGATGTAACAACTGGTCAAAAAATTAGTGAAGTTAAAGCTCCTGAAGTTTACAATAATCTTCTAAAAGTTATAAAAAGTAGTCCGGGTGCAATGGAATCTTTAAATGAAGACGTTAATGTTTATATGTGGAAAAATCAAATTCCGGAAGAAAACAGACAACAGGTTTACGATAAAATATTTAAAGAAAAAGTTTTAGGTGCTGTTGAAGCTGCTAGTCAAAAAGAATCTTTTAAACAAAAAGAAAGAGTTTATGATGAAAAATTTGCTTCAGAAGGAGCTCAAAAAGCTTATGGTTTTGGTCAACAACCATCTGATAATCAACCTTTTTGGGATGAGTATGTAAGTACTATGAATCCTGGAGAACAAAGTGCAATGGTATCTGATGTTGCAGAAAAAGCACAAGGATCTTGGGCAACTTATTTACCGGGAAGATTATATGAATTTAATTTAAAAGAAGATTATAAACCTAAAGTAAGACTTTTATTTTCAGGACTATCTGTTGCTAATTTAGAAAAAATGAAAAACGGAACTCCTGAACAACAAAAACTTTATAATGAATTAAATAAAGCTAATGTTTATAGTCTTTATAATAAAGTTAGAGATAATGAACCTATTAATGAAAGAGAATGGTGGAATATAATGAACATTTTAAAAGATAATAATTATGTTCCTCCAACAGCATATAAATGGGTTTCAACTAGTGATACAAGATTATTACAAGAATTAAAAAGAACCGATCCTTCTGTTGTTTCAGCTGATGGTAGAGTAGATACTGAAAAAGCTCAACAAGCATTAAATAGAAGAGTATTTGGAAATAATCAAGGTCTTGTTATAGATAAAGATGGTAAATTTACTGCCGGAAATGCTGAAGGTTACGATATAATGAATCCTGAAACAGGTGAAGCTATATCTTTAAAAGAAGCTATTGAAAAAAATAAATGGGATATAAATCAGGGTAAAATTTTTGATAAATCTAATACTATTCAAGTTAATGGTAGAGTTCTACCCGGATCTTTAGCACATGCTCATAGTGAAAATGCTCAACAAGATTTATCATATTTTGGTGCAGGATACCCGGTTAATGTAGGCGGTAAACAATTTATTGTAGCTAAAAGAGGTCCAGATACATTAAATTCAAATGCTGCTAAAATTAATGATTTAGCTTCTTTTGCAAGATTTGGTAGAAGTCCAAAAGAATATAGAACTACAGACGGTAAAATTATAAAAGTTAGTTCTGATTTTTCAGGAAATGTTATAGTTGAAGGAAATGGTAAAAAATCAGCACCAATTTCTCCAGACAATTTTAATAGATGGTTAGAAGGATTTAATAATTCTTCTAATATAAAATATCCTGTAACAGATTATTTACAAATATTATTAAATCAATAATATGCCTACACTAGAAGAATTATTAGCAGATTATAATCAAAATACTCAAAAGAGTAAATTTTTAGTAAAACCTACACCTGAAAATATTAATATTGGTTTTGGTGCTGCTGAAGAACAAGATATACCTTTTTCTTCAAAAGACTTAGGACAAAGTATTTATGAAGAAGTAGAAAACAGAAGAAGTAGAAATCAAGGATTTTGGGAAAAAACCGGAATTGGTTTAACAAGATTAGCAGGTAAAACTCTAACTAAAACAGCTGCTGGAGCTGGATTTGTAGGTGGTTTAGTTGGTATAGATAATAAATCTGAAAATTATGGTGAAGGTTTAGCTGCATGGATTGCAGGTGCAGCTGACAATGGATTATCGGTTTTAGCTACTGATCTAGAAAAAGATTTAGAAGAATCATTACCTTTATATAATAGTTTAGAAGACAGAGCAGCTAATAAGGTTAGTGTTTTTAATAATTTATTAGATGCTGATTTTTGGGCAGGAGATGCTGTTGATGCAGGAGCTTTTTTAGCTTCAGCTTATTTAACAGGTATGGGTGTATCATCTATAGGTTCTGGGGCTGGATTAGTTAGAGGACTATCTGCAATAGGAAGACCTGTAGCCAATGCTGCCAAAGTTGCAAAAACAACAGATTGGATTACAGCTACAGCTTTACAAACAGCTTCTGAATCTATGTTTGAAGCTAAAGATGTTAGAGATAAACTAAGAGAAGATAAGGCTCTAGAAAGATATGGGGTAAATTTTGATACATTAAATCCTGAACAACAACTTGAAATAAATAGAGAAGTAGCTCCGGCTGCTGCTAAAACTTTTGCTACGAACATGGCTTTACTTGCAGGACCTAACTTTTTAGAAATGAAGAGTTTAATGAAAAATGCAGGTAGATTAGCTACAGCTCCAAAAGGATTAACTTCAGAAGGTTTACAAACTATTGAGAAAATACCTACAGGAGATATATCTGTTTTTGGTAAACAAATACCAACAAGTAAAGTACCTTATCTTGGTGCTACAATAAAAGGTTTTGAAAAATTTGCTGCTGGTAAAACAGGAAGTACTTTATTAGAAGCTGCTAAAGGTATGGCAAGAGAAGGTATTTTTGAAGAAAACCTTCAATTAGCAGTTTCAAACTTTTTTGAAAATAACCCTGACTCAAGTCTTTTTGATATTGATACTTATACTGGAATATTTAATGAAGGTATAAATAACTTTAGCACAGAAGAAGGTAAAAAATCAATGTTACTTGGAAGTATAATTGGTGGATTATCGGGAGGAAGATCAGGAATGATAGATTACAATCGTAATAAAGAAGCTAAAAAGGCTGCTAAAGAAGCTTCAATTTTAGGAAGAGCTGCTTTAAGATTTAATAACGATGTATTTGAAAGAGAAGACTATACAGAAGAAGTAGATGGAAAACCTGTAGTTAAACAACGTATCAAACTTGATGGTAATGGTAATCCTGTAATTGATCAAACAAAAGCTAATGCTGTTTTAGCTGATAGAGAACATATTGAATATCTTGATGATATTGCAACACTAGCTGAAGAAAACGGTAATGATGTATTAGCTCAATTAGCAAAAGATTCTGCTTTAGCTAAATGGGTAAAAATGCATTACGATACTGGAACTGAAAATCTTTTAAATAATAAAATTAAATATCTAGAAAATCTTTCAGATGAAGATTTCTTAAAAGAAGGTTTTGATCCTTCTACTAAAGATCAAACTATAGCTTCAATGAAAAATAAAGTAGCTCAGTTTACAAAACTTGCAGCAAGATTAGATGCAAATTTATTAACTAAAGATACTAGTAAAGAAGGAGCTGCAAACTTTAGAAAACGTAAAAACGAATTATATAATATAGGTGCAACACTTTCTAGTGTACAAACTGAAAAAAATAAACTTACTGCTGAAAAATCTCAATTAGAATCTGATCCTTTAGCTAGTTTAGATTCTCAAAGAAGGTTAGCATATTTAAATTTAAAAATTTCTGAACTTGAACAAGTAGAAGAAAAATTTATGAATGAATATGCTAAACTATCTGATATTAATAAAGGACAGACATATTATAATAAAGACTATAAAAAATCAATAACTAAAAAAGTAAAGTCTTTTAATCCTGAGAATACAACTGTTGAACAGTTTACAAATTTTGAAAACTCTCAATTGTTTGGTCAAGAGCTTAAAATGAAAGGAGCTAATATAGATGCTGAATTTTTTGAAAAAGGTATTGAAGAAAAATTAGCTGATGGAGAAGAAGCTCCTGAAATATTAAATGATTTACTTTCTGAAAATATATCTGTTACAGATAAAACAAAACAACTACTTGAATCTCAGATAGATACTAAGTTAGATGAGTTAGGTAAAATCATGGAAGCAGCAGATGCTTTAACTTATGGTGGTGATACTTCTATATTTACACCAGAGCAATTAGCTACAGCTGATAGAATTTTAAAAGGTGAAGAAGACATTAATACTGTTGCCGAAACATATTCTCAAGCAAAAGATAAAATTAATTCTTTAACTATTGAGAATAAAAGAAATGTAAATAAGAAAACTGTTAAGGAAAGTCTTTTAGCACCATTAACAAATCAATCTTCTTCAGCTGTTTTTAATGCTAGTAATACTGAAGAATATGTAAATTTACCTCAATTAGAACAAGTAAAGAAGAATCTTACCAATATGATTAAGGTTCTTAAAGAAAAAGCTGATTCAGATTATAATGGGGTTATTAAAGAATATGAAGACTTACTAGCTAAAACAGAAGAATTAATTTCTGTTGTTAAAGAACGTCTTGCTGATAAAGAAAAGCAACAAGAAAAAATAACTATTTCTAAATCAAATCAAGCAAAAACATCTATTGGTTTAAACGATAAAGGTGTTGTAATTGAAGAAATATATGAACTAGCTAAATCATTAATAGGTAAAGATATTGAAAAAGATCTTGAATCTTTGTCACCAATTGAAAGAATTGGATACATTAATAATGTATTATATGAGCTAAAAGGTTTATTAAGTGATGAACAAAAATTATTTCTATTAAACGAAGCAAATAAAGTTACAAATGAATTTGTTGGTGTAGTTACTTCATTACAATCTAATACTTCTTTAAAAGAATTAGTTTCTTATATTAATCAAGTATATCCTAAAAATCCTAAATTAGCTTTTGCTAAAATTGTACAATACTTATCTAAAAAAGGTGGTACTCCAATTAAAAAGGACTTTTTAAAAGACTTTGATTTTCAGAAATTTAAAGAATACATTCTTGCAGAAAAACCTGATACTAGAATACCTACTGATAAACTTGAAAGATTAATAGATTTACATGAAAAAGTTTTAGGATATTTAGAGTTTTTTGATGCTTTAAATTCTGAATACAATCCTGTCGTAGAAACGGTAAATGAAAATCAGTTATCTAAAGATGATAAATATATAGTACCATCTGCTCAACAACTTTTTGCAATAAGAGATTTACTAAGATTCTTTTTATCTACAACAGCTAGAAGTGGTTCTGAAGTAATGGCATATTTAAAAGGATATGCTGGTACTGGTAAAACTAACATAGTTCTTAAATGGTTTTTTAAACTATCTAAACTTAATACAGATGAAGTATTTGCTACAGGGCATAATGAGTTTTCATCTAAAGCTATTAATGATTCTTTAGAAACAGGTAAATCTCCATCTTTAGATGAATTGATAGTAGCATTACAATCAGGTACTTTATCTGATAAAATAAAGTTATTAATTGTAGATGAAATAAATGCTATAGAAGGTATTAAAGTAAGAAAACTAATTGAAGAAATAGATAATTATAATGCAAGAACTGGTAAAAAATTAAAACTAGTAGGTTTAGGTGATCCTAATCAGATTACTGATAATGCTGCTAGATTTGGTAATACTATTATTCCTTTAGAAGATATATTAGATACTTATTTTGGTGGATATACTGTTATTACACCATTAACTATTAGGTATCGTACTAATGTATCAGCCGTTGTTGATGCTCAGGATTTGTTTATTGATCAACCAAAAGATTTACGTAAAGAAGAAATATACTTTACATCAAATCCTGAAAATACTTTAGGTGCTAATGGATCAATGGCTTCTGATGCTATTGAAAAAGAATTAAAAACTAAAAACTTATCTGACGGAAAAACCAGAGCAGTTATTGTTCATCCTGATGATGTATCTGAATGGAAAGCTAAAAATCTTGGTGTTGAAGTAGTATCTTATGTAGATGTACAAGGTAGAACTATAGATGAGGTATATGTTTATATTAATCCTAATAGAATACCAGGTATAATGCCTTTTAACCAGGCTATGTATACAGCTTTATCAAGAGCTACAAATTACATTTTTGTTCAAGGATTAAATATTAAACATGTTAATGATCCTAATGTTAACGCTTTAACTAGTAAAAACATAGAAGCTATTAAAGAAGGACGTAAAAAATTCCAAGAAGATAGGGAAGCAGAAATGAAACAACAAGATAGTAATTTTGTACCTACTGCTCAAAAACCTGCAACAGTTATACCAACGACTCCTCCTCCAACAGATGCACCTTCTGATCAACCTGATCCTGAAGATGAAGATGAAGAATTTTTTACAGAAGATGAAGAAATAATACCTGATCCTTTAGAACCAGAACCTCAAGTAGAAGTTGTAGTTGAAGATGGTGAAGTTAAATTACTTTATGTAAAAAATAAAAATATTATCGGATTAAGAGATGCTGATGGAAATGTTTTAACTGAACCAATTACAGCCGGAGAAAAAGTAGTTTATATACCAACATTATCTTCTCAAAAATATCCTATTATTGGTGTATATGTTGAAAGACCAGATGGTTATATTGAAGTAGGGATGTTATCTGAAGCAGAATTAAATGATCCTCCAAAAGGTAAAGAAAAAATATATGCTAAACTTATAGAAGCTAAAAAAGGTCAACTAACTAAATTTAATACTGATATTAATACAGGTTATTTAGTACCTGTTGGTACACCTATAGTTTTAGCTGAAGGTAAAGTTAAACAAGCATCTAAATTAACATATACTTATTCATCTGTAAGTCAGCCATTTAGTTGGGAAAATATTTTAAATAAGTTTAAAGGATTTTTTACTAAAACTCCAACTTTTGATTCATCTCAGGCAAAAATTAGAATTTTTACTGAAAAAGAAATAACTGAGTTAAAGAATCAAGGTTTTACCGGAGTAATATATGCAGGAGCTCCTTATGTACTAATTGAAAATCCTACACAAGAAGGTACTAAAAAAGTAGCACCTCAAGTAATTGCATTGAAAAGAAAAAGATTAAATGTAAATACTCATGCCGAGTTTTTAACACCTTTAATGAGTTTTCTTGAAAAGTATAAACAGATAACAAAGCTGTTTAATGATATTGGTATAAATGAAGCAGATGATATAGCTGATATAATTTCATCTTCTGATGTTTATTTACCAAAATTAATTGAAAAAATAAAAACTAAAACAGGACTTGAAATTAAGTTAACTAATGATATACTTACTTTACGTAAAGAAATAGATAACTTATTACATCAACCTTTAACTGAAAAACAAAAAGAAGTTATAGTAGGTGTTAAAGTTAAAAATTTAATTAATCCTTTTATAATAGATGATAAGGTTGTATCAGGTGAAGTTACAAAAATTGACGGTTCAAATGTAACTGTAAAATTAAAAAATGGTAATGAAATAGTACAGGATATTACTGAACTAGAAACTGTTACTAGAAGAAAACCGGGAAAAGCTCAACATATATTTAATTTAATAGCAAGATCTAATAATGCTGTAAATGGTTTAACAATTAGAGTATCAAAAACAGATAAAAAAGGAATGAAAATTACTTATGGTAAATCTCTTTTACCAAGGTATAATAATATTAGTAATGAAGAATTTATTGCTGAATTTTCTAAATATTCTGTTGATAAACAAGAAAAAATATTAAAAGAGTTTGAAGAAAAATATAACAGGACAGCTACAAGTGATGATGCTGAATTATTAAAAAGATTAGTATATTCTTCTTTAACCCCTGAAGATTTAGATTTTATATTTGAAACAGATAGTGAAGGTAATTTAAGTACTTTACAAGTACCAGTACCAAGAGAATCTAATGACGGTACTTATGGTAGTGGTGTTATAAATTATACTAATGCATATATAAACAATAGTCAGATTGATGAAATGTTCTTTGAAGATAGTCTTGAAAGTGTTTCTCCTGCATCTGCTGTTGTTACAATAAATAATGTTAAAGAACAACCTATTGAAGAAGCTCCAACAGGAGGTAAAAAATTAGTTAAACCTTCCAGACGTACTAAACGATTACTAAAAAGTGTTAGAAGAGAATTAGGAGAAAGTTTAAATAAAAAAGAAATAGTTTCTTATCTAAAATCTATAGATAAAACATTGACAGATGAAGAAATAAAATTTGTTACATCTGCTCAAATGATGGCATTAAATGAAGGTAAAGAATCTTGGGGATTGTATCAGAATGGTATAATCTATTTGTTAGAAGACGATTTTAACAAAGCTTACTTAAATGTAGCAAGACATGAGTTGTTCCATAGAATCTTTGATATGATGTTAAACGATTCTCAAAAGAGATTAGTTTACCAAAAAGCTATTGAAGAATTTGGATTAGATCCTAATACTGATTTAGAATCTCTTGAAGAAAGAATAGCAGAAGAATATCAAGAATGGAGAAACAAAAAACCATTATCAAACTTTTTCAATATATTATTTACCCGTATTCGTAAATGGTTAGGTATGAGTGTTAATTTAATACCTGATATTAATACTTTCTTTAATAATATTGATAGTGGATTGTTTAATGAAATAGTTTCTTTAAGTGATAGAAAAATGTCTTATGCTGAAATTATTGAAGACTTTGGTTCAGTAACAGCATTTAGAGAAGCTGAAACAATTATACTTGGTACATTTGATGACTTAAAGAAAGAATATTCAAATATTAATTCTTCAGATACTGTACCAGAAGACGATAATACATTATTACGTTTAACATATGAATCTATTTTAGCTGAATACGAAGAGTTAAAAGATCAAAAAATAGATGATGTTGTATATTTTCAAGCAATAAAATCTTTAAGTAATTCTAAAGTTTTTAATAAACTTTCTTTAGACATGTTTAATGGTTTAACTTTTAAAACAGAAGCTAAACCAAAAGATAATGAAGCTAATCAAAATACTGAAGATATAATAGGTTCAGATTGGACAGATGATATTAAAGACTCTGAAGAAATAAATCATGAACAAAAACTTTCTCAACAAGTAAAACAGTTTTTGTCAATGATTTTTACTAGTGATCAAGCTCAAGTTAATCCTAGATTTGCTTATCTTGTAACATTAGAAACTTTTTCAGGACTTGATACATCTAGTTGGGAAAACATATCCAAATCTTTAACTGAACGATTTAATTATTTTAAAAGGGTATACTCTAATAATAAAGATGTTTCTGTTATTGAAAAGTATATTAAAGAAGTTATAGATCAAGCATATTCAGATAGTATTCAAGATCAAGTTAAATCTACAGATGCTTCATTTACAACTAAAAATATTTATGTATTTCCTGAAAATAAAAAAGGTATTAGAAGAAATGAAGGTGAAAGTAACTGGAATTATTTTAACCGTATTTCTAAAACTACTGGTAAAAGTCTTAAACAAATTTCAGCTGATTTTATAAGTTATCAAAATAGAAATTTATTTACAGAACTAAATGCTCAAGCTTCTTCACTGTATCGTCAAAATGTACATTTTGGTTACTATACAGGTAAAAGAAATAATCCTAATCAAAGTTTAAGAAATGCTATTGTAGATGTAGAAGTAACCACAAAAATTAATAACATACTTGATAATTTAGTTGTTAATGCTAGAAATAAAGTTGACGGTAAAAACAGTATTATTTGGGCTTTAGGTAAAATTAAACAAGCTAAATCTTTAACTAAAGCTGCTGATCAAACTAAACGTAATAATGCTTTTATTGAAATAACAAATAATCTTTTAGGTTATGAAATTAAAGTACCTGATGGAGCACAAATAAAAGATTTTGATGCATTAGAAGAAATATTTAAACAATATCAAAAAGCTGAAAATGATAATTTACAACCAAATGAAATTATCAATAACATTTTTGAAACTCAAAGATCACGTTTAAATAATCTTGCTTCATATTTAATAAAACCTGCTGGAGAGTTACGTCCTTCAAACTATAGACGTATAGATAACAAAATAGCTTATGTGTTTACGTTAGGTTCTCAAGCAGTTAATACTCTTCAAAGCTTTGTTGAGAAAAGTTTTGTAAAGAAACCTGAGTTTTTAAACAGTCCTTATTTTAAAAATAATATTTTTATAAAAGGACTTAATACTATTCATAACTATATTAATTATGATGGTGTTACAGGAGAATATACTGAAGAAGGTACTAGATATAAAAATGAAACAGAAAGTGATTGGTTTGCAAGAAACTTCCATTACTTTTTTATAGCACATAACTCCGATAATAAAGGTAAAAAATATGTTCAGCAAGTAGTTACAATTTCAAATAAACCTAATATTATAGGTGCTGAAATTGACTTTTTAGATGAATCTAAAATTAAACAAGCTATTTTAGATATTATTAAACAAGAAAATGAATTTGTAAAAACTTTTGAAAATTCTAAAGTTAAATACAATACTGATAACAATGCTTTTGGTAAACTTGTAGAACGTAAAAAAGGAATATCTGATTCTGAATATGCTCAACAGGTATTTGATAAAATGATGGAACGTGGAGAAGAATTAGCTCCTACAGTTTTAGAATTACCAATAGATAAAGTAAAACTAAATGAAGTTATTAAATATCATGTTCCTGAATCAAAAATTACTAAAGCTATTGAAGTAGAAGTAGATAAATTAAATGAAACTCAAGAAGATAAATTAACTGAATTAACAATAGATCAGCAACTTGATGTTTCAACAAAACTACTTAGCTCTTTATATTATGCTAACTTTTACATCAATCTTCATCAGTTAAATCAACTAATGGCTGGTCCAGAACAGTTTTATAAAAATGAATTTGATGTAATTAAACGTATGTCAATAGCATTTGCTACAGGATATAAAGGATTAGTAACAAATATTAAAAACTTTGGTTTACCAAAAACTTATAAATCACTTGTAGTACAAGATGTTAAGGGTATTTTAGGAGATGATTTTATTGCATTTTCTAAAATATGGGGTAAAGATTTTGATCTAACTGATGCTCAAGGTTTTATGACACCAAAAAGAGCAAAAGAATTAAGAGAAGGATTTGGTGAAGCATTTAATTTTGGTTCTGTTATTAAACCTGTACATTTTGAAATAGACGAAAATGGTATACCAAGAGCTGTAAAATATTCATGTATTGAATTAAGTGATGAACTTGTTAGTATGTTCCCTAAACTAAAACAAGTAAGAGACATACTTGTAGCTAATGAAATAGATGAAATGGTCTTTGAATCAGCTGTTAAAGTTGGTAAACCTAAAACAATAGTTGAACCTAATGAAGATGGTACTTTACCAGCAATCATTAATCCTGAGTCTATACTTACTTTACAAAATGAAAACTATAGAATACAGTCTAATCCAGAACATGACGTACAAGATGAAGAAGTAGCTTTTCCTACTCAGCTAGGTTATTTCTTTAACTTTAGTTTAAAAAATAATGAATTAGCAAATGAGTTATTTGATGCAATGTCATCATTAATAAACAATGGTTTATATGACACACTTGTATCATTTGGAATGAGCTCAAGATTTGATGAAAAATCTCCTCAAATTGTAGAATTACAAAGACAAAATGTTAGAAGTAAAATAGCTAACTCAATGTCTAAAGAAAGGGATAATCGTCAAATCCAATTTATTTTAAATCGTAATTTAGGAATAAATACACCTTTCTTAGTAAAGAAAGCAATTACAAACATGGCATCTATTTTCTCAAAAGCCACTGTTGGTATACGTATTCCTGGAGGAGGGCTGGTATTGCAATCAGCTTATGGCACTGCTGAATTTACCGATAAAGATGGTAATTTAGTAAAACGTGATTTAAAATGGAGAGATGCTGATGGATTTGCTGAAGTAATTTTACCTGATTTTTGGAAAGATCAATTTAAAGTTGGAGATAAAATACTTTTTGATACCCAATTAGGTTTTCGTATTCCTTCAACAGAATTACACTCTGCTGTTCCAATTAAAGTAGTAGGATTTTATCCTAATAACAAAAACGTAATTATTGCTCCTAAAGAAATTGTATTCTTCCACGGTTCTGACTATGACGTAGATAAACTTTATGTAATGCGTAGAGGACTTTACAACAAAGATGTAGTAGATTCTGAAGGTAATGTAATGTATAAAGCTAATACTCCTGTTGGTTATAAAGGAACTAATATTGATCCAAACTTTATTAAAAAGATTGAATCAGAAAGAAATAATTTAAGGGCTCAAGTAAATATTGCAAGAGAAGCTTTAAATAATGCAACACGGATTCAATTAGAAAAAAAACTAGATCAGTTAAATGATTTACGTGAATTATATTATAAAAATGTAATTGTTGAATCATTTATTAAAGTAACTACTTCTAAAGTTAATGAAGATTTAATGATGTCACCTATTAGTATGGATAGGTTTAAAGGAATGGGTATTGAAGATGAATCTGCTTTTGATTTAGTTGCAAGATTAAAAGGTTTTAATGAACCTAAACCTGAGTATAAAAATTATACTACTTTAAAATTATATCAAAATGCTGTAAAAGAATGGGAAGAAAAACGTAATGCTATAATATTTAGTAAACGTAATTTGTACGATTTAAATGATCAAATGCTAATGCATAAAGATAATTTTAGCGGTACAAAACTTACAGGTGTTTATGCTAATATGGCTAAAGTTATAGCTTATTATTTCCAGTCTACTGTTGACGGTAAAAATCCTAAGTTAAAAGAAAACTATCATATTACTTTAAATGGTGAAACGTATGATGATTTTAACTATAGAGAAAAAGGAAAAGAAATTACTGTTAACTATGATAAAGAAGGTAAACCTGTTAAAAACCAACCTCTTATTACAGAAACTATAGACTCATTAGTAAATGCTGCTATTGATAATGTAAAAGAACAAATTTTACCTATTATAGGTTTTACTAATAATTTAGGTGGAGCAGCAGTATCTATGGTAGCTATGGGTATACCTTTAAAAGATGTTGTTAGAACAATGATACAACCTGTATCTCAATATATTAGTTCATCAAAAAGTTTTAACAAAGGATACTATAATTTTCTAGATGAAATTAAATCAAGATTACAACTTGTAACTAAAGAAGATTTTGATGATCTTATGGAGCAAGTTGAAAAAATTGAAATAACTTCAGAAAAACTTGAAGAAGCTACAAAGAAAGATTTGTTTGCTGATAAAGATCAAATGATGTTTCAATTAGCTGTAGCTAAACAATTAATATTTAAAGCTGAATCAATAAACGGTTCTATTGCCAAAGGTGTTACGGCTTATAGTATATTAAAGAGTATGCCTATTGATTATCCTACTGTTAAAGCAGTAGTAGATGAAATAGACACTATATCATATAACTATGATGCTAAAGATAAAGAAGCAAAAACAACTCCTCAAATGGTATTTGAAAATGTAGATCCTGTAAAACTTCCACATATTAAAGCTGCATTTAAAGTATTATTAACTTTAAAAACTAAAACAGAATACTTGTTTTTCCAATACAACCCTGTAATTCAAGAGTTTGCTAAAAATCTTTTTGCAAGTTATGAAGTTCCTATTTCATCTGATGCTACTGTTAAAATGGCTAATTTAAGAACTAAAAAAACCTATCAAGATGAAAGTCTTGTAGGAGAAAGTTTGATGAATTACTTCTTGACAGGATTAAAGTATAAAACTAAAGAGGGTTATATTATAGATAATGATGTAAATAACGAAGAAGAATATACTAAAGAAGATGGTACTACTTATACTGGTATGGATGCATTTTTAAATAGATTTAGTGACGAAGTAAGAAAACTTAAAAAAATGTATCCTGAAAATGCATTTTTAAAGAAACTTTATTGGAACAATAAAACTAGAGAATGGAGATTTGATGTTGCTAAAAATATGGACCAAACTGATATGATTACTTATGAATTAGCTTTTAAAGAATTAAGTGATTTACCAGATAATAAATTTACTAAATTACAATATGAATTTATAAAATATGCAGTAATTAAATCAGGTTTAAGATTTGGAGTTACTAATTATTCTCTTATTATACCTTCTGAAATGTATGAACCTTTAATGCTAGAGTTTAATCGTTACATGAATGGACTTAGTGTTAATCCTGTAATGTATAAAGACATGTTAAAAAGATTAGAAGAAAACTTCTTGTTACAATTTGCTATAAACAATATGGACAATGTTAAGTTTTTAAAGAAAGATGAGTTTGAAAAAGATGAAGCAACAGGAGTTATTCGTATACCAAATAAAGAAAATGTTGAAGTTAGCTATTTTGTAAAAGTTTTTGATACTCTGTATTATATTGACAAAGCTTCTTTAACTTCAGAACAATTAAGATATAATAGAATTATAGATACTAAAGATAAAAAAGGCTATGCTTTTAGTCCAAATATTTTAGTTGGATACTATAAAATAGATAAAGCTTTTGAAAAAGGAGTTCCTATAGTTTCTGTTAAAAATGTTAACAATGATACATTCTTAGACACTAGACAATTTAATGTTGGACAAAAGGTTAGAATGGTTAACTTTGCTGATTATACAAGAATAAATATGGTTGAAACTGAAATATCTGATGCTCAGGTAGATAAGTCTGGTAAAACTCTTTATACTGTTACAAATAAAGTTGAAGTTAGTACCGTTCAAACTGATCAGGAAATATTAGATTCTAAAGAATTTCAAGATCTTTTGGTTGAAGGATATATTCCAGAAGCAGCTTTACATAAAATAAAAAATAAATGCTAATATGTTTTGTCCTAATAAAAATACAGAAGCCTATAAACAACTTGAAAAATCTCTTGGAGAAATAGATGCTTATAATGCCTGGTTTAAATTTAACAAAGATTCTAAAGAACCCGTTATACCTACTGTAGAACAAGCTAAAAAACTACTTTCTGATATACAAAAACCAAAAGTTCAGTTTTCTATTGATGAAGAATATAAGTCTTTATATGAAAAATATGGTGATGTAATTGGTAAAGATTTACCGTATAAAAAAGCTATAGATACTGCTTTTACTATTAATAAAGTTTTTAAATCTATAATAGCAAGAGTATATGGTGATGAAGATACAGGATACAGAATAACAATTGAAAGAAAAGAACTAGTTAATGTTCAGCAAAAGGTATTGGATAAAATGAAAAGCCTTTTTCCTAAAATTAGAAGAAAAGTTATATCAATGCAAGAAGCTGTAGATATGGTTGGGGAAAATGCTTACAAAGCTAATGCATTTATATTAGATAACATTGTATACTTTATTGATGGTAAAATTACAGATGAAACTGTAATTGAGGAATTTTTACATCCTTTTATTGAATACTTATACCAATATAACAAATCATTATTTGATAATTTATATGAAGAAGCTAGTCAAGATAAAGAATTAAAAAGATCTGTTATTGATAGATATTCTAAAGTAACTAAAAACGTAAACGATATTAAAAAAGAATTAGTTACTCAAAAATTAACTCAACTTTTGAATTACGAACTTAAAAATGTTCCTGAAAGGAAAATTGAGGAAACTAAAAGTTTAATAAAAAAAGTATTTGACCAATTATCAAATTTCTTTTATAAAATATTAGGAGGTAAACAAAAATTAGATGCAATTATATTACCGCCAAAACTATCTTTAGGTACTCTTGCACAAATAATAAATACTGAAAACTTAGAATTACCTGTATCATTTACTTATCAACCCATGTTTAGTTTGCTAGATGATGTACAAACTCAATCTAGAGCTCAAGGACTTTATATTGATGGTGATAATTATAAAGATAAAAACGGTACAATCTATGAACGTCTTACTGAATGGGTAAGAAATGTTTTATCAACTAAAGAAAAAAGTTTATCAATAGAAGAATGGGCTGCTTTAGAAGCCAAAAGAAGATTCCAAAACGGTAACACTAATTTAAATGCTTCTGGTGTAGAAGTTTTAAAACAACCTGACGGTTCTGAAATAACATTAGAAAATTTAACTAGAGAAATTCTTATAGACTTTAATACCTCAAGAGCTTTTGGTACAATTGCCCACTTAATTATAGATAAATCTATTAAAGAAAAAATGGGTGAAGATGTAACAGAATTAAGTTTAAAAATACAAGCTGAAGCTGAAGGTAAACCTGATCAAAATGCTATAGATTTAAAAAGATTAAATTGGATAAAAGATAATATTGAATCTATATTACTTTTAACAGGAACTAATGCTTTAGATTCACGGGTAGATAAAGATAAAAGAGATAAAATACTTTCTGAAATAAAATATTCTTTTGAACCTTTGGGTATTGCAACTACAATAGACGGACTTATACAACACTCAGATGGTAGATTATCTATCAAAGACTGGAAAACTGGTAATCTATTAAGTGATTCATTAAGACCTTATTTAATGAATGAGTTTTCTAGACAAATAGAAAATATAATAGATAGTAAATTAGATAGAGCTAAAGCTGAAGTTGTGTTAAGGGCAATGATGATTAAATATAATAATCCTGCTGCTAAATTTAGACAGTTAAGCATTGAACAACTTAATAGATCTAATCTTGTAGAAACTCATAATATAAATCTTGAAGCATTTTTACCAATGCTTGAAGAGTTTTTTAAAAATAAAAATCCGGAAGCTTATCAAAAGATGAAAGCTAAAAATCTTTTTGATCCTTTAGAATATTCTTTAATGCCTGTAGTTGATGAAAAATCAGCTGTTAATGTTCAAGAACGTATAGAAGAATTAGATAAAGAAATTCTTTTAACTAAAAACAGAATGATTCAAGAAAAATCTAGTTATAAAAAGAATAAATATAAACAAAAACTAGAAGATTTAACTAGAGAAAGATTAGAGTTAGCAGGAATGGCTAGTATAGATTTAACTGAACAAAAAAGTGAACTTGGTTTTTGGAAAAGACATTTTGGAAAGTTAGGTAATATGTCAAATCCTATTTATAGAACTTATAAAATGCTTATTGATAAAGCTAAAATGATAATGATAACAGAAGAAAAAGCTTTATTTAATGAATTTGATAAGTTACAAGAAAAACTAATGAAAGAATACGATTCTAGACCAGGTAATATAGGATTAAAATATAAAACTGCTGATGGGTCTGGTTTATATGATTTTATGTGGGTTAAAAAAAATAAATCAGGAGCAATTGGTTATTATCGTATAACAGAAAAAGATGCTGAATGGGATACTCTTACCGAAACTCAAAAAGCATACGTCAAATTTTTTTCAGAATCGTTGTCAAAATTATACAACGAAGTAGCTAAACAAAAGGTATTTATTACAGCTACAGGACAAGAGTTAAATAATGCTGAGTTTTCAAAAGTTGATTTTGGTACAGAACTTCCTGAAGATTTTATGCCAAGAGTTTATATGGATTTTGGAGAATATATGTCACACTTTGGTGTTGGTAAAACTGCTGCATTAGAATATCATAAATTTAAAAATAAATATTTACGTACAGATTTTTATGCTAATAATGCAAATGAAGTTCTTCCTTTTAAATTTTTAGGTAATGCTGCTATAATTGGTACTGGAAATTATACATTTAATGCTGAAAGAGCATATAAAGAATTTGCCAAAAATTTATTAAGAAAAAAACATCTTGATAAAATACAAGCTATAGGTAATGGTATATCTGTAATATTTGGAAACAATGATTGGGAATTTGATAAACAATTTATCAATGATAGGATCATGGTAGAAGTTACAGGTATGAAAAGAAAAACTGATTTTAGTCAAAGTAAGTATTCGTCTTTAAGAAAAATAGAAAAATACGGATTTGATTTTGATGCAATTCTAGGTGGATTAAAAGAAATAGTAACAGCCGGAACTATGTGGTTAAAACCTTTTGCAGGTTTACGAAATGGTGTTTATACTTTAATGACAAACCATAAAAATGCAGTATCTAGAAGTATAGCTAAAAGAGTCGGAGTTCCTCCTGAAGAATTAGATTTTACAGAATCAGATTTAATTAAAGCTGATAAACTTTGGATGCAATACTATTACGATATTATTGCAGGTAAAGAAGAAGAAAACAAACTTCATTTATTACTAAAACAGTATAACTATTTACCGGATGCTTATGATTTTAGAGTTATAAAATCAAAACTAATATCTGAAAAAAATAAATTTATGAACTCTGATTACTTGTATTTCTTCCATTCAATATTTGAAGATTGGGGTACAGGGTCAATATTTACAGCTTTAATGTTACATAACAAACATAACGGTAAATCGTTATATGATAGTTATACTGTAAAAGATGGTCAATTAGTTTGGGAAGGTGGAGTTAGGGGTAAAAGAGCTGATGGTAGTGAAATTACAAGTTTAACTTATGAAGAGTTAAATAAATTTAAATCTATTAGTGCTATGATTCACGGTAACTACCGTGATGATGAAAAAGGAGCTATTGAACTATATGCTTGGGGTAGATTAATAATGCAATTCAAAAGGTTTGTACCTCAACAATTAATAAACTTACTTCAAAGTAGACAAATGTCTTATAGTTTTGGACAATGGAAAGAAATGTTAGACCAAAATAATAACAAATTAATGGTTTGGGAACCACAAATTATTAGAGGTAGAATGGCATTAATGTTTGACTTTTTAATAAAAGGTACTGCATTTACAGCTCAAGGTCAAAAATATTGGGATTCTTTAAGTAATAGAGAAAAACAAGATCTTGTTGCTGGTTTGTTTACATTACTTATTTCTTATATGGGTGGTTTACTTGCTACAATAGCTTTTGACGATGATGAAGAAGAAAAATGGATTGCTCAATCTTGGATTAAAGTATTTAGAGATTTATCTGAAGGAATGAGACCTATAGATTTAATAGAAAATTTCCGTTATAGTAGTGTATCTGTACATAAACTTTATAATTTAACTAAAGCAGTAACAGAATTTAGTTATGGTATAGCTACAGGAGAAGTAAATAAATATGGTGAATATAAAGGTAGTAATGAAATTGCTAAAACACTTCCTTTCTTTTCTACAGTTTATGATATAGATAGAGCATTAAATAATACTCGTACTGGAAAAAATGTAGGATTAAACATATTTAATGCAGATAACTATAATTGGGATATTGATCAAATAAAATAAAAAGGAGGGGAACCACCCCCTCCTCCGTCAGATAAACCCAAACATCATAGTCGAAATGTTTAACCATTTTGATATATTAACCTATACAGGAGTTGCTGACCAATCCTGTTTTTTAGTTTTAATGACTAATCTAAAATAGTTTATCGTCAGTTTCTTACCAAATTATCGTTAAATAACTGATTAAGAATACTAACATTAAATTCTTCCCATCCTATTTTTGAATGAGATAGACTATTAAACTTCTCAACAGTTAAATAACTATTTAGTAATAATACACCTTGTTTAGCAAGATATTCTAAGTTGTTATCAAGTTCTAAATTTAAATCATTATAACAATCTTCTTCAATAGCTTGATGTATCTTAGATAGACTTGGAGGAGTTCTATCTTGACTATTTGTACTAAAACATAAACCGTCTGCTACAGGAGCATTTGTCCATGCACTGAAATTATTGTAAGGGTCTAAACCAATCCAGATAACTGTTACATCATCGGGATTAGTTAATTCAAAAGCCCTAAACACATTATCAGATACAGGATACACTTCAATTTCTTTTCTTCTTTTAGCAATATAGTTAGCTAGTTTTTTAAAATAAGGTTTATCAACCTCATTTTTAACTAATCTCCACCAATTACCGAATCTTTCTTCTAATGTTTTCATATTAATTTTTATAACCTGTTCCATTACAATCTTCACATTCCATATCATAATCACAGTGATCACCACATTCAGAACATATACCTATATCTGAACTATCGGAGTCACCATTACTTCTTGGTTCTGCACCACAACAATCAGAGATAAAAAGATTACCTTCACCGTTGCAGTAATTACATTTACTAACTTGTTTCATTTTCGTCTTCAAATAATGTTAAAAATTCTGTTAATTTTACTTTAGTTATAGAGCAAATCATTGATGCTGTAAAATAACTTACATCAGTCATTTCATAATGTAATTTTAAATACTCAATTAATGTGTTTGTATAATTAGGGTATTCATTACTAAAATTATTAAACATGTTTTTATATTGAGGTTTTAGTTGTTCAAATAAATTTTTTATCATAAATTAACTATTAAAATATATATCTTATTGTATTCCACGGGATTATATCATCATGTAGTTTAGTAAATTGTTTAATATACTCATGCTTTAGCTTATGATTATATCTTAGATTTTCACCACCATACTGAGATACTTTAGCTTCTTGTATATCTGGTTTCCATAACAATTCTTCTGCTACAGGATTAATTTTTAAATTGTTCTGATGTTTACCTTCATTATGAGTAAGAAATATTACTTCACATTTTACAGAATCATTATCCCAATCATATGTTTTAGCATATTCTCTAACATCTTTAAATAATTGCTCATATTCTTGTAACCAGTTAAAACATACAATTACTGGACTAAAATTTAAATGCACATCATAACCTGCATCTTGAAATAATTTTACTGCTTCTAATCTTTCATTTATTTTACTAGTGTTAGGTTCTAATAAATCTGAATAAGATTGAGGCATAAGACTAAACCTTATACGTATCTTTTTTTCAGGATTATACGTACAAAGTTCTTTGTTTACATACTTAGTAGCAAAACTACCCATAGCTTTAGGATGATTCTTAAAAAACTCAAATGTTCTTACCCAATCATAATGTTTAGTATGTAAAGCCATATCGGAATTACATCCGAGATCATACGTTGTATATTCAGGATGTGTTTGATTAGGTTTATCTACTATTGTAAAATATGCATGATTATTAACTTCAGTAAGTATATCACCTAAATTAGTTGCTATATTTACTCCATCTACCTTATGTCTTTTACAATAACAGTATAAACATTGAAAACCACACCCAAATATAATAGTAGGAGTAAGAAAATCTGTGCTCCTACCACTATATTTAATTTCCAGAGCTTTTCTGGTACTTTTTTCAACTATCATGTATTTGATAATCCATTTAGTGATTGATTTATTTTTTGAATGTTTACCTTATAGTCAGGATATTTATTTGATAAATACTTTAGTATTTGTCTTTTATCATTACTGTTAAGTTCAACAATCTCAAACTTTTTTATAACTTCTTTATCTTTTTTTAGTGTAAAAACAATATTATACCTCATTACTTGCTATAATTTTAAGTGGACATTCTAAAGGAGTATGTTCTATACATTCAGGTGCAGTAATTACAGAAACATAATCTGCATCTTTTAATTTATAAGCTAAATATCTTTTACAATTTTGTTTCATATGACAAGATACACCAGATTCTGTTTCTCCGGTGCATCTTGAAATATCTTTTGGTAATATTATCATTTATTCTATATTAAGTTGTTGTTCTTCAATACTAGGTAATTCCCATTCAATAGGTGTAAACATGCTTATATCTAAATCGTTTTTGATTTTAAGACATTTGTAGTTTTTGTAAAACTCTTCAATTCCTTTATACTCACCAAAATAATTTACATATTCTTGTAATATTAAAGATTGATAAGGTGTTCCTTCTTCATCTTCTTTTATAAGATTTTCAGCATATTTAATACCTTTACCTGGTATACCTTTAATATTATCAGATGTATCTCCAGTAATCATACTACACCAAAAATTATTTTCTGCTGTACTGCCTGCTACATAAACCCATTCATTTTTTCTAGGATTATAATGATTACCTACTAATCCAAGTAAATCTTTATCTGGGCTAATTATAAAACTATTAGGAGTTTGTTTTACAAAACTAGCTACTAAATCATCTGTTTCATATGGAAAATCAATATCTAATTTAATTCTAATGTATACAAAATTCCACTTATCTGCTAAATAGGATTTCATTTCTGTAAGATTCTTTAATGGTTCTAAATCTTTACGATTAGCTTTATATTCAGGATATATATCTTTTCTTGATTTAGAACTACCTCCAAAGAATCCTATGTAATCAGTAGCTTCAGTTACATTTAGAATATTAGTAATATAATCATCTGCTACTTTACAAGATTCTTCAAATGTTCTTTCTCTGTAAGTAAATTTACCATCTACTTTAACCGGTTCACCATTTTCATCTAATATCTTCTCTCCAGTAAGTGATAAATAAAATACGTGATCTACATCTATACATGCTATTTTCATGTTATTTAATTATTATTTGTATCTAAAAATATCATTCTATAACTACTTAAAGGAGGACCGCCTTTATTTGTAGGAGTATCAAATTCAGGATGTGGATGTAAATTAATATCTATTTCATATTCTTCTCCGTATTTACCTTCAGCTTTTAACTTTTCAATATAAGCTATATTAACCTCGTATCTTCTAAGAGATTCTTTATATATAGCTTCTTGATCCAACATTATATCTTCAAAACCTCTAGTTACAGATAACCAACCTTTTGAAGCTATGTATTCTGAAATTTCATTAGTAGCTGTTGTATCACCTTGAGAATTACCTTGAAAAGCAAATTCACAAAGCAAATCATCAATACCTAATTTACGTTTCATTTTATATTTATTCATTCAAGCTTCCTTTCTATAAGTTTCGTTGTAGTATTGTTCTGCAATATGATGATAGCCAACTAATCTTTTAGATTCATGATGGCAACCAATACCAAAAGCATCTATAATCTGCTCTTTCTCCATTGCTTTGGCTTGTTCAAAATCTCCATTTTCTTTCATAAAATTATAGATTTCAAAATCACTCATATAAATTCTTTGAATTAACCACTCAACGGCTGTTTGTTTATTTTTCATACTATTTCTTTTTAAATTGTTCAGTCAGTAGTAGATATTCAGCTGTTAATCCTGTTACTCTGCTTTTTTCTACTATTGCAATTACTTCTTCCTCACTATACATTCTTTCTTGTTGCCATTTAGCACCTGCTATAAAATATTTTACTTTTGTCATATCATAAAAATCATTAGTTCCATTATAAGGAACTTGAAATCCATAATTGTCAGCAGCTTCTTCAAGTGTTTCGTTTGTCATATCTATAATTTTTTTATTTGTAAAACGTTAGTGATAATAGTAAAAAATTATTTTACATCAAGAATTTTAACAATTTCGTGTATAATATCTCGCA